AGTTTTTGAATATATGCTGTTACGATAGTTTATTCTTACCCATGATGTTTCTTGTAGTTTTATTACTTTTAATGAGTTTTCACCAATACTACTCCATTCATTAGTATGTATTAATGAAGTATGTTCAGATGATTCTACATCGAATCCGGTTTTTTCTTTTTCATATTCACTTCCAGACCATTGGTTAAATGTTAATAGGTTATTAGTATCTTTCACAAACACGGATAAAATATTCGATTTCCACACAGAACCTGAGACGGTGACTTCAGCGTATACATAGTATATGCCTACTCCTAGTATTGTTCCGTCGAAAGTGTAATTGTATCGGCTGTTGGTGCTGTCCCATGTTGCTGTTCCTAGTACTGTTCCATCAACTTTTTTAACTGTACAGGTTACATTGCTTCCGATACCTGTGATTCCGCTTATGTACACTGTTTCGGTGGTGGTGTCTGTTATCCCTATCTTGGTTAGGCCTTCGAATGATGGTGTTCCGTCGTGGAAGCATAGGTATGGGTTTCCTGTTGTGGTGATGTATCGTGTTAGTCTTTCGTTGTTGATTCTATCTTTGTTGGTGAATGATGTTATTTTTCCTTGTACATCTACAGTGTTTATTTTTTTGTCTAGTAAAGTGTCTACTTCGGTTTCTGTGTAAAATATTCCTTTTAACCAAGTTAAAAAGTCTGTTGTAAATTTTGCCATAACTAAATTTTTTTCCTTTATTTTTGTTCCTATATTATTATTTTAATATAATTTATTAATTTTAATAAGCTTTATTTTCGTTTAAGTAAAATTTATAATCTTTATTTGTTTTTAACTAACATTCACATGACACATTCCAGCTGCAACAATCTTATTAGTCGAATTAGCAAAGTATACACGAATATGATATACTCCTGCATTATTTATTGTATATTCATACCAACCATAACTCAATGGATATCTAGTAAATGATGCTCCATTATTCCAATCAATATAAACATATCCGTTTAAATAATTATTGTTCTGGTCAGAGCAACCAAGATATAATTTCGCCCCGGCAGATATGGATATATTACTTAAATTCTCTGGTGATGAACGCCAATCTTTACCAGTATGTGTGATATGTGCTTTAAATACTTTTACACTGGACATAGCATTTAATCCACTGTATACTGCTCCACTGGTAATTAACTTATCACTTCCACTTGTTCCACCACTACTACTATCTATTATGCTGGATGTGTTTAATTTATCTAACTCAATGGTATTATCTGCAATATTACTATTAATAATAGTTTTACTCAAATCATTCGTTAACTCAGACAATTTAGTTGGAATGTCGCTTGTTGATGCTATTTGATACCATTCAGACCAAGATGGGAGATTTGTAGTTGAATCAAGACTTCCTGCAGTTCTAAAAAAGATTTTATGAGCGTTATTATTCTGAAAAGCAATCTGTGCAACTTTCCCACCAATACCTGAAGATATAACTAACAAGTGCATTGAAGGATTACCTGTCCAAGGTAAATCACCATCTAAATTAGACATTTTTCCATATCCACAAACATACTTACCATTATGCTCATTTAAATACAATGCATCTATATTATGTGAATGAGCAGTTTCTCCTATCGTAGTAATATTCAAATCACTCCAAGGATGTGTATGGCCAGTATCAGACTTCCCACTCAAGGCAGTGTTTAATGCTTTTCCTTGTTTAGCAGATAATGCATCACTTGAAGAATCAGAAGACAAACTATCTACAACATTTACCTTATTAAAAGTAGATTGTGCAATATTGGAACCGTTTGCAAGTAATAAATTAGTGTTTCCACTTGTTTTACTAATTTTTCCACTTAATCCACTGTATACTGCTCCACTGGTAATTAACTTACTAGAATCCTCTGTTCCACCACTTGTAGTATCATAAACATCACTATTCAGTTTACTTAGTGTAACACCAGTATCTTTTATCTTGAATTGTCCATTATTTAATTCTAAAGTTGAGTTGTCCGCAGTATATACATCAACTAAATCTGTAACATTAATATATAAATGTTCATCAGTAGCACTGCTGTCTTTTGTGTTGATAATAAAATCTAAATATTTATCCCCTACTTTATACCCTGATACTGGTTGATTTGCTTTTGTACATGTTCCTACACTTGCACTTTTTACAAGATAATCTTTTGGTATATCAATTACACCAATACTGGAATCACCTTGTTTAATTTCATATGTTGCAATATAACCAGTTGTAGCAGTGCTTAATTTTGTTAAAGTAACTGTTTTTCCATTTAATGCAGTGTTTAATGCTTTTCCTTGTGCTGCTGACAGTGCGTCTGTTGTGGAATCAGAATAAAGACTATTTTCAACATTAGGAATTTCATCAGTTGTGGGGAATGTTTTCCATTCAAGCCAAATATCATCACCATTATTATCTTTACCAAACATTACTCGATAATAAACTTTATTTTTAACATTATCATCGGTTATTGGGAATAAAATTTGAATAAGATAATTAGCCATCCTATAATCAATTACACGAAGATAAAAAGCCCTTTTATCTGTGAATGGCATATTATTTATAGTTGGAACACTATTTTTTGAACAAGTGAATAATCCTTCTTGTTTATAATTGTTTAAGTCATTGTTTACTGTTTCTCCATCAACAGTAATAGTCGCGGGTATTGGATTATTTCCAGTACCTCCAAGATATCTCCAACTACCCCATGTTGAATTTTTATAACTTCTTACATAAACCATCGTTGTATATGATTCGAGGTTATAAACAGTTTGAATTAAAGTACTATTAGCATCACTAAAATTTTTATTTTCAATAATGCAAGTTGAACTACCAATAAACGGTTTATTTTTTAATGTTGCACTATTACCACTTGTACAAGTATAAATACCTTGTGTTGTAATATCATTTAAATCCGTATCTTCAAGTAATTCTTGTGTTACCCCTATATCTGCACCCTTGTGACTATGCACAACATCTGCTTTACCAGTTAATTTATTATCAAATAGCTTAACAGAAGCTTCTTCTAAAATTGTTTCTTTATCCGCCATAATTTAATCAATTCTTTTATATAAAAATAATAATAGTTAATTAGTTATATTTTTTTTATGATACATTTATCAATTTACTACTAACTGTACTTCTAACAGTTCCTGATCCTCTTGCAAATAACATTACATTATGCACACCTGTTGGAAATTTGCTGCTAACAGTTAAAGTACCGGTTTTACCTTCACTATCAGTAGTTCTCTCATATTGAACACCATTTAAATAAATAAAAACAGTTTTCCCATTTATATCAAAGTCAGGGTCATCACAACTAATCTTCGCATATAATCTATGAGGGTCATGACCCCTTGTTACTTCAAGTATTTGTTTTAATTCACTTGTTTCCGGGTCATCATAACGATAAAGATTAACTCTTAAACTATTATCGTAATATTGTCTCATAAAAGATGTTAAAGCACTATTAACCGCTCCACTAGTAATTAACTTACTAGAACCACTTGTTCCCCCACTAGTACTATCTATTACACTGGATGTGTTTAATTTGCTTAATTCTATGGTGGAATTTGAAATGTCTTCATTAACTATTGTACCATTAGCAATATTGGTGGATGTTACTGTACCTGTACCAGTTTTAAGATAAGTTCCATCGTGATTATGACTATATACTGCTCCACTAGTAATTAATTTATCACTTCCACTTGTTCCTCCAGTAGTATCATCAATTACACTTGATACGTTTAATTTGCCTAGCTCAATGGTATTATCTGCAATATTACTATTAATAATAGTTTTACTCAAATCATTCGTTAACTCTGATAATTTGGTTGGAATATCGTTTATACTTGCTACTTCTTGCCATGAACTCCATTGGGATTGACCGTTGTTGTATGTTCTCCAAAATACTTTAGGTGAGTCTTTATCAACCAAGTAAGCCACTTGAACGATTTTTCCATTTGTATTACCATATACAAATAAATCCATTGGATAATCATCCGTCCAAGGCAAGATTCCTCCAACATTACCATTAGTCATGTTTTTTCCGGCACAATAATATTTTCCTTGATATGCCTCTGTTTTTAAGTCATCTAAATTATACTCATTTGGATTCTGACCAATTGTTGTTGAATCAATAAATGATTTTTTAGTAACTGTAGATGCTAATTGAGTTGCTGTTACTGCCCCATCATCTATTTTTTTAGTAGTAACTGCTTTTGAACCCAACTGGGTAGCAGTGATTCCACCATCTGTAACTCCTAACGTCGTCTTGTTGGTGATTTCCATACTTGTGCCAGCAGTATCAATTTTTCCACTTAATCCACTGTATACTGCTCCACTGGTAATTAACTTACTAGAATCCTCTGTTCCACCAGCAGTATCATCTATAACACTGGATGCGTTTAATTTATCTAACTCAATAGTATTATCTGCAATATTACTATTAATAATAGTTTTACTCAAATCATTCGTTAACTCAGACAATTTAGTTGGAATATCCGTTTTACGTGCTATTTGTTGCCATTTGCTCCAGTTAGTACCGGGATTATATGCTCTCCAATAAGCAAGAGTATGATCTGCAGTTGAACTAGTGAAAATCCTATATGCAATTTGAACAGTTCTCTGTCCATTATTATTAAAAACCCATAATAAAAGACCTTGACTTGTTGATGATTCATCAGCCCATGGATAATTTAATAAATTACCAATATTACTATAAGAACACCAATATTTTCCTTGTGATTCAACCCCCACTAAAGTATCTAAATCATATTTATTAGAAGGATCAGCACCAATTGATGTAGTATTATAAAATGTGTCTTTTTTAACATTATCATCTAATTTTATAGCACTGATTGTATTATCGTCAATATCTTCATTAACTATTGTACCATTAGCAATATTTTCACTTGTTACAGTACCTGTACCATTCTTAATATAAATACTATCATGATTATGGTCTTTTGTTGCTTTATTATTTAATTCATTTGTTAATACATTATTTTCTACAGGATTTGTACTTGTTGTTGATAATGTTTTATCCGCAGGGTGTGTATGGTCTACATTACTTTTAGTTAATAATAAATCATCTACCTCTGTTTCTGTGTAAAATTTTTCTTTTAACCATGTGAGTAAGTCTTTATCTAATAGTACCATAATTATCTTGTTTTTTTTATTATTCTCTCTATAAAATATCCTTTTATTTTAAAATAAGTGATGGAAGAAGTTTATTATATATTAAACTCCTTTACCATCCAATAGTTTATAATATTATTCGCTTCCGCTGTTTGTTTGACCGACAGTTACGGTTAAAACACCAGTGGTTGTGTTGAATGATACATCAATATCATCCGCTTCTAATTTACTGTCTAATTCATCAGTAACTGCTGAAGCTAATTTTGCACGAGTAACATTTGCATCTGCGATTTTAGCAGTAGTAACATTAGAGTCTGCAATTTTTGCAGTGGTAACATTTTCATCAGTAATTTTAGCAGTGGTAACTGCATTACTTGCTAATTCAGTTGAGGTTACTCCACCAGCTTTAATACTGAACTGATTATTACTGACAGTTAAAGTGGATTCATCAGCAGTGTAAGTATCGATTAAATCAGATACAAGAATGTAGATGTGTTCATCAGTACCGCTACTATCTTTGGTGTTGATTACGAAGTCTAAGTATTTATCTCCAACTTCATAACCTGATACTGGAGTGTCTGCTTGTGCACAGGTTTCTAATGATGCGGATTTTACAAGGTAATCTTTAGGTATGTTGATTTTTGGGGATAAAGCTGTTCCACCTTGTTTTAATACATAGGTTGCAACATAACCTGATTCTGCAGTAGCTTGTTTTTCAACAGTTACTACACCACCAATATCTGCTAAAGATTGGTGTTGGGTTAAATAAGTGTTGGTGTCTATTGTACCATCGTTTTTAATTAATCCAGCAGTATCGGATTTTTGAACGTAATTGGTTAAACTTTGGTGTTCGGTTAAATAAGTGTTAGTATCGATTGTACCATCGTTTTTAACAAGACCTGCGGTTTGTGATTTGGAGATTTTATCATCTAAACTGTTTGCAACAAGTTTTTCAGATGGGTATTTGTCATCTGATAAAGGTGTACTCCAACCTGAGGTACTGGTTACTTTGTTGCTAGTGTTTTCTTTACCGGATATGTCTTGGTGTTGGGTTAAGAAAGCGTTGATACCGTCACCATCGTTGGTTAAATCACTGGTTTTTGTTGGTAAATCTGTAGTGTCTGCTTTTGCATTTAATAAGGTGTCTACTTCGGTTTCGGTGTAGTAGATGTCTCCGTGAGTGTGTCCTACATCGGATTTACCTGCTAATGCAGTGTCTATTTCGTCTTTGTCGTATACTATTCCTTTTAACCAGGTTAATAAATCTATTGTAAATGCCATAACTTTAATATTTTCTTATCTTTTATTGTTTTTTTGTTTTAATTTAGTTTTTTTTCTAAAAAAAATTTTTTTAGTTTCTTAATATTATAACTCCATCGACAAAAGAAACATCTTCTATTCTAATATAATCCTCAAGAGCTTCGTTTAAATCGTTACGTGATATGTATCCTTGAAGATATTCTTGAATCTGTTCTTCATCAAGGAAGGGTAATGAAATACTATTTAACAATTCACCATTACTGTATAGTAATAAGCTATTATTTTCGTATTCAATGGAGTCGATTTTACTGTTTATTTGTTCGAGTGCTACTATGAAAGCATCACGTGATGCTTCACTGGTTGGTGTAATATCGGTTGTGTATCCTGAGCGTATTAAAGGTATTGTAACCTCATTTGTAGTGATTAAATCACCACCATAGACTGTTATTTTAAACCATTTTCCTTGTAATACCTCCCATGGTACAATACAATCCCCTGAATTATTATTGCCTAATGGAATATTATAAGTATCTGTGGAGTTAGAGAATAATGCAAATTTTTCCACACCATCCCATAAACTGTCTTTAAATGTGAATTTACATTTTAATATATTATGGGACTTATTGACGATTGTGTGATGGTCTCTTCTTTTTAAGTATTGTCCATAAATATTAAATATTAATATCTCATTACTCATTTTAGTTCCATTTTTTTCTTATTTTTTCTATAAATTAGTTTTTATATTATTGCTTGATTTTATTTTTTACATTTTATTTTTTTTTTGATTTAAATAGAATTAAAAATGTTATTTTAATACTATTCTTTTTAACGTTTGGTTTTTTGCTTCACGAATCATCCATTTACGATTGGTTAAATAACAGCAATGATTTAAATCTTGATTGCAATTTAAAAATCTGTTTTCATGTTGATTGTAGATACATTCGCTACACAGGTCTGACATAACAAATCACCCCGAAGAAATAATTCATTAAAATTTATATGATTATGATACTACCAATAACTTATGATCAACAACCATATTCTTATCCTCATCACCATCAAGGAATGCAGATATGAAATACACACCAGGATCTAATTCAATTAACTTACCACTTGTTGTTCTTCCGTTTTTATCGGTTGTTCTATTATATGATACACCATTAATATACAATCGTATAACTCGGTTTGATTTATCATATGATGAGTCATCACAATCTATTTGCGCATAAACATAATCCTGCCCACGTGAAACAACTAATTGAGTTCCATCAGCACCATCAAAGTTTCCATTATGATATCTTAAGAATAAAATACGTATATCGTTTTTATCTATTTTTCCTTGTAATTCAACAACAGATTCTTGAAGGTTAGTGATTGCATTAACATAATCAGTTGTCATCAAACCGTTAGTGTTGGTGGTTGCTACAACATTTTTATCTGCTTTACTGTTTAAAGCAGTTACTATGGCTCGGTTTTCAACTGCATTAGTTGATGAATCGCTTAATTCATCATCAATTACGTTTCTCGTTGCTTTTGTTTCTATTTCACTTAGTTTTTTATAATCTCCTTTAGTTAATAAACCATTACGATTATTGTTCGCAGTTACATTATCTGCTTTACTATCCAATTTATTTTTAATTACTTTGTTTTGTACTGCATTGGTTGATGATGAGCTTAATGCGTCATCAATTTGATTATATGTTGCACCATCTTCAATATTACTTAATTTAGTGTAATCCTCTTTTGCCATTAACCCATTTGCTTCATTGCTTACCAATACATTATCCGCTTTTCCTGCTAAAGCATTAGTGATTGCTTTGTTGGTTAATGGGTTGAGTGATGTAACGTCTGTTTGTGTATCAATAGGATGGGTATGGTTTACTTTTGCGAAATTTGTGTTTATATAATTTTGTGTGTAGAAGTATTCTTCCATTAACACTTTTATATTACATATTATATCGTTTATGTTTTCTATTTCGTTTTGTATAGGCATAATTTTTTTCCTTTTATTTATACTACTTCGATTATTTTCGCATCATTTGCTGGATATAAACCATCAAAACCTCTAATAAAAGCAGTTAACAAGTAATTTCCCCTTTCAAGATTTATTCCTAATTTACCTGTTTTTCCATTACTGTCTGTAGTACGAGCATAAGGTATACCATTAACCACTAATATTACTTGTTTTTCGCTTAAATCAACTCCATGTTTGTCACAGTATAATTTTGCATATATACCATTACCCGCACCATATTGTACTTGTATTTTTGTATCGTCTTCTTGTGCTTCATCACTCCAACGACCAATTTTTATCCTCATACTGTTACGGTAATATGCTTCAGCTACACTATTAGCTGTTTCTTCCACTGTGGTTAATCTGTCATTTAAAACATATCCTTGGTGGCTTGATAATGCTTCACTAACATTTAAGTTTCTTGCATTTAAATCATCACGTACTTTCACATGGCCGTATTGGTCGCTTGTTCCTGCTCCATATGTTGTGCTGATATTACTTTCATGTTTGTTAGGTGCGAATTGTCCTTTATGATCATGTTCTGCTGGTGCATAATAACTGGAATTGTGTCCGTCGAATGTGTTTGCATTAACTGTTACGGATTGTTCTCCAAATACATTTTCTGTTAATGCAGTTAATAATTCGTTTTTATCAACATACGTGTCGTCCAGGTTTTCCAGTTTTGCTTCTAGTTCTTCTAGTCCATGTGCATCAGTTATTAGTATTCTGTCTATTATGTCTTCATCTTCATTGTAGACTTTTACTTCCGCACCGATTATTTTTTTGTTTTTCTTGTAATAGCAGCTTACTTCAAAATCTGTCAAAACGTTAAATGTACTCCCTTAATATAAATTTTTTAAACTTGTCTTTTTTTTATGCTTTGTATTCAATCCAATTAGATGAAATATATGCTTGTTTAGCAGTGTTTGTTCTTGTAATATGATAACCTAATGTTAAAGCAGAATCATCTAGGTTTGGAGTGTAAACAATTCTCACATGATCACCTACTTCTAAAGTAGTTGTTTCATCATCGGTGTAAATAACATTAAAGGTTACTACTTTAGTAGTGTAATCAACAGTATATTCAACATCTTCTGTTAATTCAATGTTTTCTTCACTATCATCATCTTCATTGTTTTTAACAATTATTACTTTACGTATTGGGTCTACTGGTGCTGCTCTTAAGCTTAATTGTCTTGTTTCTATTTCCTCTTCAGTTATTATAAAGTCCTCTTGGAAATAATCTAATACAAGACCGTTTTGTGAACCGATTTCTTCATTTGTTAAATTATCAAGGAACAATGGATTATAGGTTACTGTTAATGCACCTTTTTCCATTAGTGATAAAGCATTATCTGTGAATGTTAAAATATCACTATTATAATCTGCTGTGAAATCATACCATTCACCGAAGTATATTGTTGAATTTTTGCTTGGTTGTAAGTATACTGATATTAACGGGTATGATGGGCTGCTTTTAAGTTTTATACTGGTGAAATAACCGATTATATATATTTGATCATCTTCCTGTAATGCTGATACTACTGATGGGTTATCGGTTAAGTATTTTTTAATAGCTGCTTCTGTTTTTCCTTTTACCTTGGTTTCATCAACATTTTTCAGGTTAGTATAATATATAAGGTCTGATGGTTGTATTATTATGAAATGTTCCATTACTTCACGTTCCCTTATTATTTCCACACTAGCTTCTACAGTTTCTTCGGTGGTGAATGGTGCTCTTATACGACCCCAAACATCAGCGCTAAGAATACCGGTTAATGGTGGTTCGTAAGGGTGTGTTCGAATATACATTTCTTTTGGTAATGTAGTATTCAAATCTATACTTAAACTTTGTAAGAGTGGTGATTCTTTATTATCATTAGTTAAAAGTACTGCTCTGACAAATAATGTGTGGCTGTATTCACCTGTGTTACTGTCTGGTTGGAAGTATAACCATTCTCCAGGATTAATATCATTCCATGTATCATCTCCACCAGTTGTTGATACTTGATATTTAATATAGTAATCCTCTCCTGCTGTATCTCCTTTGTCTGATGCAGATAGTTTAACTGATTTGATTGGATTAGAGTATATTGGTTTTAAATACATGTAGTATTCTTTACCAGTATCATATAATATTTCACATTCTGTTGTTTTTTCTTCTATGTGGCATTGGAATGCGAAGTCTTGTGGTGCATATTTACCTGCATGATATTCTACTTCCTCACCTGTTTCTACATCATCTTTACCATATCGTATCCATGTATGGCCTGTGTTCCAGCTGTAGAATGCGTTTCCATCCTCATATACATCAGCGTGGCAGTGGCGGTTCCATCCTCCTACCCAGTAACAATTAGTTGGATGAGATAGTGGACTTAATAGTACTATTGCGTATGTTTTTCCTTCGGTTACTGTGCATGGGTAGTCGAATGTTACACTGTATATTCCTGGGTCGGTGTTTGTGAATCTTACATCTTGTACTGCTAGGTGAGGCCCTTCGCCTGTTCCTACTGGTACATATACACCATCCTGTAGTTCGGTTTTTCTTATTTCTACTCTTAATGGCATTCCTGTGTTGTTGGTGCCTTTAAGGTTTAATGTTACTGATTGTAATTGTCCAGAGCTTTTAGCCTTGAAAGTTTGTGCACGTGATATTCCAGGTATTTCTCCGTTGAATTTGTTTTCAAGCCAGTTAGGTCTTGTTTCGTAGGTTCTGTTTCTGTCAAAACCAACATACCAATACTCATTACATGTCATATCATCGGATATGATTTCATTAGTATTTGGGTCTCTTATTGTCCATGGGCTGAAATTTCTTGTGGTGTTCTTTTTGATGGTGGTTTTGCAGCTTTCACTTGTTGGTATTGCGAATTGTTTTATGATGGTGTTTTCATCATCAATTTCTGAACGGAGTATTGCTGTTGTTTTAGATAAGTCAACTACACTAGTATCGGAGAAATCATAATTGTAGTTTTTATAAGTTTCAGTATCGAATTTTATTGTTCCGTCTGTTCCTACTTCGTATCCGAAACTTTTGTTTTTGTCTATCGGTACTGGTTTGAATCGTTTTCTTACTGCTGGAGGTGTTAAGTATTCAAGGCTGTCTACTTTCTTTTTTAACCACGCATCATTCATACAGAATTGTCTTAGCATTTCTTCTGTTACGTATTTTTGTTCTCCGAATGATGATAATCCTAAGTTTTTATATTTTTCTGGACAAGTCATAATCTTTTTTACTAATCTCTTATTTTTTTTGTTTTATTTTGTTTGTATTATAATCTCGTTGTTATCAGGGTGTGTGTCGTCTGATGTACGGACATATAAGTTTTTGGTTGTAGTTTCATAGTAGTATGAACCTTTATTGTTTACTACTTCTTCTATACTGTTTTTTCTTACATATCCGCTGTTGGTATTGTATTCTATTACTCCTGTTACTTTTGTTGGTTCATATACGTAGTACAGGTTTGTGTGTTGTGTGCTTTTTTTCCATTGTGTCCTTAAGCTTCCGGTGTCTAGGTGGAAGTTGTATGTTAGGTTTATTGTGGTGGTTAGTTCTCCGATTACGTCTTCGGATAAGGTGGTGTATAGGTCATGACTGATTAGTATTTTATCGTTGGCTACTCCTATTTCTGTGGTGTTTAGTATTTCTTTTGCGGTGAATGTTGCGGATAGTTCTAATGTTTTTGTGTTTAGGTTTACATTGGTTTTGCATAGTTTTCTGCATGTTTCGGAACCTAGTGATTCATCTGTGATTAGTGGTCTTTTTGTTCCTTTGCCTAGTACTAGATATTTTAGTGGTTCGAATTCGTTGTCTATCCATCTGTGCATGAAGAATGATGCGCCGAATAATGTTATTAGGTTTTCACCGTATATTTTTAGTTTGGTGTTTATGAACATTGTGGTGATGGGTATTTCGAATGTGTAGGTTCCTTTTAGCTTCATAACAAATTTTTATATTTTTCTTTTTATGTTTTTCCTCTTCTTTATATTAAGTTTATATTTTTAGTTTCTTTGCCAGTATCTATGGTTATTGTTGTGTGTAGTTGTATTCTGTTTCTTTTTTCTGATGGTTTATAATCCATGAGGTTTAGGTGTATTACTTTAGATAGGGGCATGTGGTTTTGTAGGCGTTCGTTTAGTTGTGTGGCCTTTTCTATTTTTATGTTGGATGGTACTAATGAGGGTTTGAATGTTATGTCATAATCGTTTGGTGTCCAATTATGTTTGGTCCTCATTAGTTTGCAGTTTTTCACCATGTTTATTGTTCCTCGTTTTCTTCAGGTTTTTCTTTTATTGTTATGTTTAGTGTTACTTGTTTTCTTCCATGGATTGTTGTTGCTGGTGAAACTATAAGAATCTTATAATTACCTGCATTTAAACCAGTAGTTGCATCATAAAGCATTGTATATATTGAACAATCATTATAGATATTGGTCTCATAAGGTAATTCCACTATATTATTGTTACTATCATATACTGTTAGCTCTAGATTTTCATAGACTTCACTATAAATATCCTTTCCTTCATTGAAAGTATCATCTAAAACAGTAACAATAAACTCATCATCCTCATAAATATCCTCACTATAACCTTCACCAGTACCATAAGCATATAACTTAAGACTATCTTTAACAGTGACAGGTAAAGTAACTTCTTTATAATCAGTAATATCAGTAATAGGTGAAATAACTTTAACTTTATAATCTCCAGGAGTTAATAACATACTGGAAAGATAATGTACTGTGTAAACACGACTATCCAAGAACACATTATCCTCATAATCCACATTCACAACATTATCCTCACTGTCATAAATATTGAATATTAAATTACTGAAAATATTACTGTACCTGGTTGTTTCCTGGAATTCAGAATCAATGACTGTGATAATGAATTCTTCACCATAATTAACTTCACCAGTTTCATCTTCACTATCAATATAAATGTATAATTTAAGTGTATCATTTATAACTTTACAATTATAACTGTATTCTGCTGAAGTGTAATTATTGGATTGATCATGAACTACACGAATACTATATTCACCTTCACCTAACTCGTTTAAGTAAGTGAAAGTGAAATCACCATTACTGTCTGGTGTTACAGTTTGTTTTAATTTGTTGTTGACATATAATTTAACTGATTCATTTATCTTTTCACCATCATCAGTTAGTAATGTTCCGTTCAAGTCGAAATTATTACCCAGGAAGTAAGATGTTTTAGGATTAAGTAATGTTAATACACTTGTTTCACGATTAACATCAACATTTATAGTACTTGACTCACAAGCATTAAATACATTATCACCATCATACTTTAACTGTAATGTATGTGGGCCTGCAGAATCACTTATAGTATGTGTTATACTGAATTTACCTTTATTATTAGTATTAGCTGTTTTAACTAATGTACCATCAACATATAAGTTTACTGGTTTGCTTTTTATTATAGTTTCCCTTGTGAGATTGTTTAAAAAACCAGTAATCGTGAATGGGTCAGTAAAAGTAATAGATGGTACACTAATATTATTCAAACTAGTATCTAGTTTTAATACTGTTAAAGTGAAACTATATTGGCTGTTTTTATAATAGCTATTACCATTATAATTTAATTTTATAGTATAAGTTCCTGCTTCCGGAACAGTTAAACTATTGAAAGTGCATTGACCATCACTAACTGTAGCATTATATTCTTGATTGTTGAATTTTAAAACTACATCACCATCAATCACATCATTCTCAAATTCATCTATTAAACTTAATGGTACGTTGAAAGTATTTACATCCCTGTATAATGATAAGCTATCATAGGTTTCTATTCTTGTTGCTGGAGGATAGAATACTATGCTGCAATCCTCAGTTACACCAGCATATTTTGTATTACCATTATATGTTAGTTTTACTGTTAATGTGTTTAATCTTACACCATTGTTTTTAAGTACAGTACTGAATTCGCCTTTAATATTAGTGGTTGCTGTTTTCTCATTAAGTAATGTGTCTCCATCATACAATCCTAGTGTTACTTCTTCATTAGGTACTACAGAATCTTCAATATCTATGAGATAACCGGATACTGGTATTTCTTCATATTTATAACTGTATCTTGGTTTTTCACTTATTACTTCATAATCAGTTATTGGTAATGGATTATCTACGAAATCCCTTATGAATACTATATTACTATATACATCTTCATCTACAGTACTAATAGCTTGTAATACTATACCATGACAGTTATGTATTGCATTAGTGTTTATTGTGAAATCACACCATCCATCATTACCTGTAGTGTAATTATCGGTGTGTTCACCAGAGTATGTGGACCATATATGGAATCCTGTATTTTTTAATGGATCTCCATTTTTATCACATGCATAAACATGGCATGGTATGTTTTGTGTGTCTGCTTCGAGTATTTTAACTTCTGGGTATAAGTATAAGTTGATGTCGCTTAATTCATCGTTTCTTATTCTTACATTGAAAATATTACTGTTGCATTCATCATAAATATCACTACCATTATAAGTTAATCTTAGGTAGTGTCTTCCTTCGGTGAGATTGTTTATGTTGAATGTTACTGTTCCATCATCTTCTCTACTATAACTCTGACTTAATAGAACATCACCATCATATAATTTTATTAATGCATTTTTAACTGGTCTTGATATTTCATCTATTAATGTACCATATGCAACAATAGTTTCACTAGTGGAGTAATTTGTTTTATCAGTTAATAATACCATGCTGGTATGATATTTACGTACATTACATGTTAAACCGGTTACTGTTGATTCTACATAGGAATCTCCTTTAAACACTACTTTATATGTATGGTTTCCTAAAGGTGGTATATAGGTGAAATCATCATAAGCTTCAACTGTTTCTACAAGAACATCATCTTCATATAAGTATAATGAACCAGTTTCCACATCAATGTCATAATAATCTTTTAATGTATAATTTATTGGTAGTAGGTCGCCGATTAATATTTCATCTGTGGATATTTCTGCTTGTAATGTGGTTGGCATGTCTTCAACGGTGAATGATACATCTACAACATCACTGTTACAATAATTTACTGTTTCCGGGTGGTTTATACCATAAGTGAATGTTCCTTTTTTATTGAATCTTAAATCGAAACTGTATTCTCCTTGATTATCAGATTCAGTGGATTGTTTTAATTTTTCAGGGTCTATTATTATACCATCATAAAGGTTGATAGGTTCATTTTCTAGTTTTTCACCCATAATGTTTAAGTGTTTGATTATTGCATTGGTTCCTAAATCAAAGCTTGTTCCTGTTTCATCTGATTCCACATATGTTTTACGGCCAGTTAATTCCAGTGAGGTTACATTACCTGTTAGTGTGTAGTTGGTATGTGCATAAATGACTGGTTTTTTATTATTTACTTTTAATGATACTGGTATTTTACATTCTGTTAATGGTATGGTAACGATTTCTTTTTCATTTTTAGTATTATTGTTGATGAATTTTTCGTCTTCAGCGAATAAATTACAACATTTATAATTTAACCCAACATTAACCAAATCTAATTCATGGTCGTGGTATATGCGGAATATATCGCAGGAGGATGTGCTTTTTATTATGGAGTCTCCACATGATAAAATACCGGTGTCTGTGGTGATGTCTATTATATCGTTGATTATGTGTGTTCCTGCTTGTAATACTATTACGTTATTGCTGGTTTCCACAAGACTAACAGCATATTCCAATGTTTTAAGTGGGTTTTCTCTTGAACCGTCATTAGAATCATCTCCAGTATTATAGTTAACATAGTAGTCAGCGTTTCCACAGCCTTTTATGGTTACTGGTATTTCTTCTGATTCTATATATTCCACATCTTCGTTGAAGTCAGTTAGTGTTTTATATGCTTTGAATTGGAATTTTAAATCGTATACTTCTTCACCGAAACTTTTAGTGGATATTATCCAGTAATAATCTGTTATTAAGGAGGTAGGGTCACCACCAGTATCTGGTGTATAAAAATACTCCTCTCCGTTTAAGTATACTTTAATGTATTTATAATCGTAATTGGTTTCTACAAGGCTTGTGAAGAATTTGAATGTGAATTTGATTTTACGGCCGTATATTGGTGATGCATCATTTACATTAGCAAAAAAGTATACAGGTTCTTCTCGTGGACAACCCATAGCATCTTTATGCTCCCATTTTTCAGGAACCCAACTATCATCATATACCCCACCTTCAGGTGTGTGTTTAGCTTTACTAAACATCTTACAAAGCAAATCTTCCCTATTAGTCATGGAAGCATCAATATCATCACCAAACAACTTCCATAACTCCAACAAAGGTAGTGGGGTGTCATGTACATGTTCCGCATAGTATAATATACGATTCATGTAGTTATAATCATCCTCTGTCAAACGATTATTATAATGAGGTTCGGTTAAACTATAATCTGTATCCTCACCATAAGTATAAGTTTTACGAGGTATTTCTAATAAATCACCGAAATGGTCTAATGATTCATCATGGTCGAAAATATCGCCTTGTGCTTCATCGTTTTCCGGAAAACCTTTCTCTATTGTATATTCATCATAAGTTTCTATTTTTATATGGTACTGGTCTTCAGGTATTATCAGTCTTTCTTCAGGTATGCTGGCAATATGTTCAGGGTCATCATTAAATGGATCATAATATGGGTTGAATCCGCTTCCATCATCATTATACACTTCTGGTGTGGAGTCATTGTAATCGTATTGGAAGAGGTATTGTTCTTCTTCCTGTGTGTATTCCTGTGTGTATATTTCGGTGTTGTTTTTGTAGCAGGTTATTTTTTTGAGTTTTGGTATGCTTACTGCGAAGTGTATGGTGTAATTGTATTTTTCTTCTTGTGTTTTCCAGATTAGTGCGTGTTTTCTTACTTTGCTGTCAAGGTATACTTGGAATAGGTCATCGTATAGTTCTATCATACGATTATTCCATATTCTTCGTGTTTTTGTGAAATTACTGGATTCTCTTTTATCGAAGAAGTGTGGGTATTCTTTTAATAATGATTTTAAACTATTATATGCCATAACTATAAATTAAATCTTCTTTTTTATAATTTTTTTTATAATCCTATTATATATTTATTTTTGTTTTTTTTATTCCATTACAATCGTAATTTCACGAGAAACACACTGCTCCTCATCAGATACCACAATAGGAGTATCCGGATATTGAAAAGCAATACTTTTTAATTCTTTAATCTCCTGGTCCAAGAAAACCTGCAACTTATGAGGAATGAAATCCTCACCAATACTTAAACCACGATAATAACTACCATCAGAACGATAACCACCATTAATAAATAATTTCACAGCAGAAACAATCTTATACTGAATATCCTCCTTAAAAGTCGCATCATAAGGAGTTAAAGTATCTAAATCAATGTTAACTTTAGCATAAACATCAATATAAACTTTCTCCGGTGCTGTTAAATAAATATCCTCAGTCATCTGAGTAACCTCATCCTGCAAAGTATTATAAATACTACGCAGAGTATAAACATCACCCGGATCAACAATAATTTTAACAGTACCTGTACCATCCCAATTAGGAACAAGTTTATAACCATCAATACCACCTAAATTAGCAAAGAAAACATCAAAAGCCGCTTTGTTTCCTTTTTGATTTGCTTTAATCCATACCTTCAATAATTCCCGGTATTCTTCATCAGTGTATGCATCATAACCACCACTACTTGAATTCTCATTAATGCAAGCTATGTTACCAGTATAATATTCTGATACACTGGAAACAATAGTGTTTAACTCTGATTCCACTATCTTACCTTTAACACCAGGTGTAGCAGCATATGCATATGCGGTAGCTACTCTTGAACCTTGAGGGAAATATATTTCTTCAGCTGTTACATATTCTATTCCTGATTTACCTGTTAAAACTATACCTGTTGGTAGTGTGATGTCTTCTGATGTGGCGTTGCTTAATGTGAATGTTACTTCTACACCGGCGTATGATGCTTGTGGTCTTGGACAATTAATAATATCTCCTAAATCATCCAAATCATTTCCTAAAGCAAGCCCTACTTTATTACTATTATATACTTCAGTAATATCATCATAAGTATAATCGAAACGTTGTGCTTCTATACTTAAATTCATTACATGGAAATTACTAATGTCTTTCCTGCTTTTAACATAATCAATGAATTCTTCTTGATGACTGATTAAACCTGCTTCTTTGGATTCTTCCAGGTCTTTTAGAAAAATCTCTCTGTAATGTTTCTGTGTGTAACTCATTTATCTTTTTTTTTACTTCAAACCCTTTTTTTATTATATTATATTTTTTTTATAGTGATAATGATGAAACCAAACTATTATCATCAATACTAGTGATACTGAATGATACATCATACTTATGAAAATCTTGACTACTAACTTTTACCTCAATCCAATTAACCTTTTTAATACGGCGCATACTCTTTAAAGTATCTTGAATAAACTCCTTAATCTTATACTCCACCATCAAAGACTGATTCTCTTTAATCAACTCATGCACACGACAACCAAAACCTTGATATAATGGATTTTTTCCTAATTCATTATATCTTGTCATAATAGCTATTACACAAGCATTCTCCAAACTTTTCAAACCATCAACATAGACTATATCTCCATTATTGAAGTCTAAATCCCATCTTCCATATTCATCACTTTTAAGATGAACATCCTCATTTAAAGTACCATATAATCTATGATTTACATCATTATAATCGTGTGGTAATGTCATTCTGTTGCCTCATCAGTACTTTCTTCTATTTCTTCTTCACTATCTTCTTCCTCATCGGAGGTTTCTTCAGTTTCTTCTCCTAAGCTTGGTGGATAATCAGTTAAGTTTAGGTTTGCTGTCCAATCACCATTATTATCTTCTGATTGTGATGCTTTAGTAATATACATATAATCTTCTAATTCAAATGTTGGTAGTATCACTTTAGCCCATTCTCCAGGATGCCATTTTTCAGAACCTTGTACTTTACATTCTAATGTGTGCCCGTCATCCCTTTTTATCTTGGCCCATTCTACTCTTGCAAAGGTTTCGGCTTCTTCTAATGTTTCCACCGGAACTTCCTCTGTTTTAGTAACAGTTTTAGTCTCAGTAGTCTCAGTAGTCTCAGTACTAGTGGTGGTGTCATCACTACCAGTATCAGTAGTTGTGGTGTCTGTATCTATATCGGTTGTTGTGTCTGTATCTGTTGATGTTACGGTTTCTTCTTCTGTTACTGTGATTTTTTTAACAGCATCTAATTCTAAAGGTTTTTCACCGAAACGTGCTATTAATTTTTCATCACGATAAACAATATCCTCACCACCCTGCCAATGAACAGTTAAAAAATTGACAGTGTCAGGATTATAATCATTAATAGTAACACTATCATCTATAATGTTACCTCCTTCCATCAACACATACCGGACATTTTCACGTGGATCTTGAATTTTATTAATGTAAATATATTCATTGATACATTTACATTCCACTTCACCATCCCATGCAGCTAGCAATTGTTTGATTGCGTCTTTGATTGTTGAACCTGAAGAACTTTTATTATCATCACTGGCTTCTCCACCATTAGCTAGACTTTCAGCTATTTCATCAAAACTACATCCTTGTTTTCCACAAACATAGCTGATGTATTGTTTGTTTTTATCAAAGTATGCTTTTGCGGTTTGTCCTACAGCCTCAATATTAGAACCTGAATAGTTGTCGTCCCATGCTCTTACTAATGGGGTGTTTGCCAAACCATTACATGTTATCCATTTGTCTGTTGTTGCTGTGTCTGATGCGAAGCAAACCCACATGTATTTATAATGGTAGTAACCATTCTTTAACCCCGTAACGAAGTCAACATACATTCCTGCATCACTACCACCTACAATGAATACTCCTATTTTTCCACTTGATGAACTGGATAAGCCTACACTTTGTATGGTGTTTGGGCCTACACCTGCGTTTTGACATGTGTGTCCTTTGGCTTCTAGTTTTTCAATGACTTTTTGTATTCTTGATTGTTCTTTACCGTCAATATTATCGGATGAAACTACGTACTCAGACATTACAATATAATAATTATTTTTATGTTTTTTTTTATTCTTCTTCAGGTTTTAATTCTTTTCTTAAATCATCTATAGCTTGAGCTATTAACTCATCAACTTCATCACGAGTATACAATTCCTCTTTAGTATAAACATCATCTACAGTAGGTGTCTGTTCAACATTAGCATACTCAACAGCAGTCTCATCATCCGGAAATACACCCTCTGTGAAACCCACACCATCCATACTTCTTATCTCAACTTTACCACCACCAATATCAATACCATACTCATTAGTAGCATTAATATTAGTTATTTTATAATGGCCCTGTTCAGCAGGATGAATATAAACAATATCATTTTTAGGATAATAACCTAAAATTAACTGTTCTTTAGTTCCATCATTAACATCCACTACCATTACATTTAATTCTGCACGCGGTAGTATACATGGTTCTTTTAATGTTTCACAAAAAGATAATTCTCCTTCAGGTGTGAAGAAATCTATAATATTTCCATCCATACGGCGAAGATAACTGCATAATACTTCTTTACCATCTGATAGTTCTACTAATGCTTTACCTTTGTAATGATAGAATTTTTTAATTACTCCAGTTCTTGTTTTAGCATCGTTAACTGTTTTTTCTATCATTGATGGAATATTTCTTTTATCGAGTCTTTGATCGATTTTATTATCCAATAATCTGTTTAATCTTGCATCAGTGACTGTTATATTACTAGATTTCATTTATATTATATTATCCCTATTTTTTTTATCTATTATATGGATTACCACACTTATTATGCTGCCAAGTATCATTCCAAGCACGAGTACTTCTTGCACCCGTAGCACCAGTTAAATCACTATAATATTTAGTGCCACCAATAACAATAACAGTGAAAAAATGAGCGGAATCACATCTTAACTCAATATGAGCATCTAAACCACCACTCTTCATAGCTGCTGTTGTTAACTGTGCAGTATCACCACAATTCAAACCAGGTGACTGAGCATGCTCCAAACATTCCTGAGCACTATTATAATGGAAATTATAATAATAACTATAAACAATACCGTAAGCTTTTAAACCTTCATGAATAGCTTTTGCTTTTTCTAATGCTCCTTTTTTACCTTTAATCCATTTTTTAACCATGGAGTCAATGGTTCCACCTGCACTGACACTATCACCGGACTCCTCATCACCATCACCACTACTAGATATGTTGGTGAAATCAATTACCTCATCATTTAACCCTTCAACATTAATTACTGGTTTTAATCCTGCTGTTTTAATAACTTCTTTTAGGATTTCAGACCGTTTCATTTGTGTGAAACTGAATTTATAATTCCTTTCCAATAATTTACTCATACCTGAAATGGATAAACTCATTCCTGATTGTGTGAATGATTCTTCAGTGATGAATCCTTTTAAGGTTTCCACCAAATCCTCTAGTTCTGTTGTTTCACCTTCTTTTTCCCATGTTTTACGAACACATAATCTTACACCTTTATAAAAACGGTCTAAATCAATTATTTCCGGTAGTTTTATACTTCCACTATTACTTATGTCTTCGTAATCGTGTTCGGTGCTTAATTCAAGGAAGTTTCCATAGTAGTATGTTTCAAGTATTTCACCCTGGTGTAGTGAGAAACCTTCACTATCCTCTTCTTCCTCCTCAAGTTCCTCTTCTTCTTCGGAGTCCTCTTCATCAGTGTCTTCTTCAGGTTCTTCTTCTTCTTTTTTTATTTCACCCATATTCGGTTCATATGGGACGAAGTTTTCTTCATCGGTTTTATAAACTTCAAGTAATGTACGACTTATACTGAATTGATCAGGTTTAACATGCACCGGAACATTTTTAGAATTAGTTAATGAATAAGGAGCGGATAACTCATAGTCCTCTTCAGGTTCCTCTTCAACTTTTTCTTCCTTTTTATTTTTTTCTATGAGTTTATCATATTTTTTCTTTAATTCTAATGTAACTTGTTTATCCGCCATAACTCAATTATTTTTTGTAGGGTCTAGGTAAACCACCAGTCATTGGAGGTTTATCATCAGGTTTAGGATTCAATTCTTTTTCCAACTTCTCAGCTTCTTTTTCTTCTTCCTCAATATCCTGCAAAACATCTTCAGGTATTAAAAAAACATCACCAGGAATATTAGATTCCTCTGTAGGTATTTCAGTAATAGTAATGGATAATTCCTGTTTACGAGGTTTTTTATGCAAAGGCTTAATAACAACACTAGCATTAAACATACCACCTAACTCCGGTGATATAACTTCACAAGTACCTGCCATCATTTCACGGAAAATATCATAATAAACATCAGGATGTTCCGGTTCTATATCTACATGAGTAACGAAACTAAAATTACGTGCAATATATGGTCCACGAGAAACACTCTGTGTCCCCCCCATAATATTATTCACAACTAATTCTCTACGATTAAAAAACTCATCCGAATCAATAGTTTCCGCAAAAAACGGAAACCCATTAATCTCAATATTATACCCATCATCAGAACGATACATTTCAGTAGCCATAATCACCTCTAATATTCACATTACGAATACTATCCATACCCTCTAAAGCATTAATCATAACCTGTTTAGATTCAGCTGTAGTTAAATTCCTTGCATCTAACTGCACAGCACCCTCACTAACAATAATAGTAACATTACCATTATTATTACTAATAGGAGTGTAAACATTACTACCAGTCAAACCAGAAATGCTACCAGGACTAACAACATCACGAGTAATAAAAGGATTATTCACCAAACCCTGCATTAAAGGGACCTGACCATTCCAATTAGGATTCAAATCAAGATTACCAGTAACAGACGGATTACCAAAACCATCCAAAATACCGCGTGCATAATCCCTAGCAGACCTAGTAACACTACCAATAGACTCACTAATACGGCCCGGAATATCTGCAAACTCAATAGCTACCTTACGCTGAATAATACCTGGTGAAGCAATATGCAAAGCACCTAATACAGCATTAACAATATCACTACCAAACTGAGTAGCAGCAGAAACCGCAGATGAAATAGACTCACGAATCTTATTACCAATATTAACAAATTCCTGATACACCTTACCAGCCAAACCACTAAAACCACTAACAACACTATTCACCGCTTGACTAGCAAGACTTGCCGCTGCTCCTGCAACAGCACCAGCCGCGCTAACAATACGACCAGGAATACTACCAACAATACTACCAATACGACCAGGAATACTAGCTAAACGGTTTAAAATACCATTCCTTAAACCTGAAGCAATACTTCTTGCACGACTAACAATAGCACCACGTAAACCTACAATACGAGTAGCTATATTACGAAGCATCTGTGAAACTCTTGCTGGAGCGTTTCGTATACCGTTACTTATTGAGTTACCAATTCCTGTGCCTATGCTTCTTGCACGAGTAATAATGCCTGCCCCTATGCCACTAACACGAGCACCTATACCTGATAAAGCGGATGAAACTCCTCCACCAATACCTTTAATTCCATTAGTAATACCATTATATATTGATGTTCCTAAACGGCTAGCTGCACCACCAATACTACCTACAAAACCGGTGATTGTTCCGGCTATACCGCCGAAAGCACTTTGTATAATACCAAAGATTATTCCTGGTATTTGGCTTAAAGCATTGATTATGATTGGTCCTAATCTAGCAGCTATTGATTGGAATATCGGTACTAGTTGTGAGAATAAATTACCTATGATGGTGAATGCTGATGTGAATGCTTGTTCTAGGCTTATTTGTCCAGTGATTAAATCATTAAATACGCCTAAAAGACCACCTATTGCAGTTATTATTGGTTGTGCAATAGAATACATTACTTGGAAGCCAGTTCGTATGATGTTGAATACTGTTGATGCTATACTTCCCAGTGTTCCGAATGCATTTATTATTGAGCCTACAACATCAGGTCCTCCGGAACCTGCTCCATCACTTTTGAATAGATTATTCCATGCTGCACCTAACCAGTCTATTATTGGTTTTACTATGTTCCATAATTGTTGGAATGCCCATTGTATGCCTTGAAGTATTCCTTGTATTTGAGGTGAGTTTATGAATGCATCCCATAATCTCATTATACCTGCACGTATGGCATCAATCATTGTTCCGAAATCGGTCCACCATCCTAGTGCTTCACCGATTTGTTCTACGATAACTATGAATGCTGCTACTGCGGCTATGATTAATAGTACGGGCCATAATGCAGCTAGTTCTGCTGCGGCTAATGCCCAGAATCCACCACTTGCGCCTGTTGCTGCAGCACCTTCAGCACCTAAAGCAGCTGCATTTCCACTATGTGCTACTGCTGCCATTACTTCTTCCGCTGATAGTCCTGCTTCTGCGGCTGCTAGAGCAATTTCTTCAGCAGATAATGCGGCGGTTTCTGCACCTAATGCACCCATTAAACCACCGATTGTTGGTAGTGTTACACCCATCATTTCTAATAATCCTATGACGGATGTTAATGGTCCTGCGATTATTCCTATTCCTGCACCTAATGCTATTGCTGCGAAACCTACTGTTTTAACTGGTCCGGGCAGTCCGTTTATTAAGTTTAAGAATCCTTGTACTACTGGTATTAATGGTGTTATTGCATCTAATAATGCTGAACCAAAGTCTGTTTTCATGCTAGCTAGTACATTGTTTAGTCTTTGGAATTTTCCTGCTGTGGAATTTGCATAATTAGATGCAGCTCCACCGGTTCTTTGTAGTACATCGTTTAATAGTTTTTGTTTGTCTATTGCACCGGTTGAGGAGTCTTTATAATTAGATATGTCTAAACCTAATGCTTTTAATGCACGCCCACTTCCCATGAATGCTTTTTGTAATTGTCCTGCTGCTTCTTCTTGGCTCATTCCCATTTGTGCAGCAAAATTACTTGTTGCTTCCATGGCTTTTTGACTATCTTGTAATGTTAGTCCCATGTTCATATAGGTAGTCATTGCAGCCCGGGTGTCTGCTACACTTCTACCCATACTGTTACTGTAGTCTTTAACCCATTTTTTTACTTCACTAGATTGTTGTTCCCAGTTTCCACCTGTGTTTTTTACTGCGTTACCGAATTTCATCCATCCTTGTTCGGCGGTTACTGCGGAGTCTACAGCAGATTTTGCATAGCTTAGCATTGCTGCTGACATCATTGTTGCTGCTCCACCAACTGCAGTTTTTAATGCTCCTGCTTTTTGTTGAACACTGCTGAATGATGAACCGGTGCTGTCCTGTCCTCTTATTCTGATTAATATGTCTTCTGCACTTACCATAGGTGATGTATTAAACTATTATATCTTTTTTGGGTTAATTTATGTTAATTTGGTCTATATCTGTGGTGTTATTCTTTTTTTTTAGTTGTTAGATTTCTCTTCAATCTCTTTGGCCTGTTCGATTTCTTTACGTATACGCTGTGAATATTTCATTATTAAGAATTTGATATCAGGGGTGAATTTTTTACGTATTACCTCTGATGGTAACCATCCTAAATGTTCACTTACACGAAAGTATACTTCTCCAGCAAAGCTTTCACTCATCTGGAAATAATTGTTCGTTAGATATTTCAGATAAACCTAATCTGTCTTCTACTTTTAACATTATAGCGGATTTGGTTACGAATGGGAATTTTCTCCAGAACTCTTTTCTGGTTTCTATGTTTTGTGTTGAATTTGGTAATTTTAATTGTGCGGCAAGGAATTCATTCATTGATTTTATACGGTCTTCACCTGCTTTTTCGTTGATTTCTCTCATCATTTTATCAACGATTGCTTGTTCTTCACGAGTTAATGCTTTTCCTTGTTCTGCTTGTGTGAATAAAGTTAACTCTTCTGCACTGTAATCTTTGAAGAGGTTTATATGTGTTTCTAATGCTGATACAACACGACTATCTACTAATGGTAATATTTCAAATTCCATTTCATACCATTCTCCGTTAAATGGTACGTTTACTTTTAGTAGGCTGTGTGTGTTGTCTACTAAGTCTAACCAGTCTTTTTCTGATAAGATTAATTTTTTAGCTTTTTCTGTAGATTCTATGGTTTCTTCTACATTATACTTTTCAATGTATTTCCTGTATTTTACTAATGTTGCTTTTAGTAGTTTGAATTCTTCATCTGTGAATTCTTCGTGGTTTAGACATTTTTTTACTACTTTTTGTTCCTCTTCATCTAATGTTTCTAATGGTATTTGTTCACATTCTTTTGGGAATTTTGTTTTAAGTAATTGTTTTTCTACTTTTTCTGTGTCTATGTTTAATTGGGTTTCTTTACTTGTCACTTTATTCATCACCTCAAAAGAAAATATTCTAGTGTTATTTTCTTCATAATTTATGATTTATTTAATCTAATAAATGATTTGTTCAATTTTTATATTTTTTTATCTTTTTCTAATTTAAGATGATGGTTTAATTCCATAAATAAGGGTATTTGGTAAAAGAATGTTTAATGTATTAGATTTTTAATAACTTTAAATAATTTATTTAAAAAAAGAAAAAAATAATGAAAAAATATAAAAAAAATATAAATAATAAAATTTTATTTTTTCCTTAAAGCTTCACCTTTAACACTGAACGGTTTATTAGCATTTTCTTTGGAAATCTCGGTGATGAATGCATCATAATACACATCATCTTCCACAAGGTCTCCAGTGATTTCATTGAAATCGTATGTAGCGAATAAACCAAGGTCGTTAGGGTTTTCTTTTTGATAATCCATTACTTCTTCAAAGAATTTTCTCATTAATGGATCTATATCAGACATTTCCCATTCAAAACTTTCAGCACCAAAAGCAACAGCATAAGGAGAATGACTATTACATGCAGTGTAAGTTTCAGTATCTTGTTTACGAGTAGTTTTAAAACTATCAGTGGTGATTTCAGTATTTCTGAATAATGCTTGTGCTAAATTATATCTTGTCTCAACCATTTATTCCTCCACAACTTTTAAAGTTGCAATGTTTAATGTTGCTTGTACGTCAATAGCTATTGTACTGTTAACTGATTGGATTTGTCCTGAGAGGATTAAATCGTAAGGATTATAATCTGATTCTCTTAAAGTTAAGTAAGTACCTTCGCCAGTTTTCACATTATGTTTTATCATGTATCCGTCCCTTACTTCACGAGCGATTACATCATCGATTTGTGTTTGTAAGTAATTGAAATTAGATACGGATTCATTATCTTTGATTTGAGGATATAATGCAAGGAATACTTCTCTTAAAAGATGGTCTGCATTAAATCTTGAATGGAATAGTGAATCAGCTGGTCTTTGTGCTAATGCGAATGTTGAGCAAAGACAAATATTCATTTTAGGATATGCAACACTTCCAGGTTGTTCATCATGGTTGAAGATGATACCTGCATTTTGAAGCTGTAATTCTTGTTCAGCAGTTCTTTCTATGAAATCTCCTGGTTCTACACTACGGTAGGTATAGAATCCTGGTTCTTTGTAGTAAGGTGTACAGCATATTCTTGCGATGGTTTTACCAAATAAGTGTTTTTCACATAAACCTAAACGTTTTAATCTTAAGTCATTGGTTTCGTTGGTGTATGCGACTAATTCGGATACGGTGTCGGTTGGTAATCTTACAAATAAGTTTCTTAAGTTTAAACTGTGTGTTTCAGTTATTACACTTTGTTGTAAACTGTTTATTAAAGCTATTGGTGTTTTATCCTCAACAGATTCTTGTCCAACAACTGCTTCTATAGATGCGTCTCTTTTTGTTTTACTTGTTTTTGCTGCTTTTGTCCATGTGTCAGATGATTTTCCATCTCCAACGTCAATTACGTAGATATATGGTACTCCAATATCTTCTGCTGTTTCTATTGCACCTTCCTCGAAAAATTCGTATAAAGTCTTTAATAGTTCGTTAGTTGTGTTTGGTGTGTAAACTCCTACTCCACCTTTGTCTGTGGATTTGTTTACATCTTCCCATGAGGTGTATTTGTTGATTTGTGAACCATCTACTTTGTAATTGGTAGTTGCTGTGTTTCCTGATACGCCTATAAATACTGGGATTTTACTGCCTTCTCCAACTAACTCGTAGGTTACGTCTTCGTTATAATATACTCCAGGTCTTTTTAAAATTGGCATGATTAATTAAAATTTTTATAATTTTTATATGAAATTCAGTTTTATTGGTCTTTTTTATTATCTTTTTTAGTTTTACTATCCTTGGATTTACCATTAACTATTTTATTAAACTCTTCTTCGGTAATGGTGGGTTCAAGAGAATAATATTTTCTTAATTCTAATTCTTCATAATATTGTTTCAATAAACCTTCATTAGCTAAGTTTAATACAATAGTGGTGTATGGTACAGTAGATTGTTCAACTAATTCAGATAATACTTTTAAGTCTTTCTTTTTACTCATAATAGTTCATCGTTAAAAGTTATTTCTTCACTAATTGCCCCACCTATAATGTGATAATCATAATAAGAAGTGTTTACTCTGATAATGCTTCTTAGTACAGGGGTTTTTGTTGATAAATCATCTAATGGATATGGGGAATCAACATTAAAAGTATCTCGGATTAAATCATAATTAGTGAATATGTTACAATACTTATATTCATATGGTTTTGGACATTGGTTTTTAATTGTCTTTATAGTATTATCCGTTTCTGATGCTGGACACTCACTTTCTAAATGGTCGCAGTATCCTTCACTATAATTTTTACAGAACATATAATGGTCTGACTGTGCAAGATTCAATAAATGTTCTATTTGTTTGCATAGTGTTTCCCGTTCTGTTTCTTTATCGCACCAGACATGAATATCTACGTTAGCATTTCTTCTATCACGTATTGCTTGTCTAGGCATTTTCATGCCTTTATATTGTTCATATTGTGGGTGGTTTGGTGGTAGGTGTCTTTTGATGTTTACTATGTTTTTGCTTTCGGTTGATGTTCCAGCACTATCATCTAATGTTATGCATGGTGTTTTATCTAAAGGATATGATCTTTTAATTAATGGTACTATTTGACCATTTAATTTGATGTTTCCTTTTAGTATATGTATTAATGCTAATACTGGTTTAATCATGATGTTACACCACTTTGTTTTAATGCTGATTTGAAAGCTTTGCCCAGGTAGTCTTCGCTTTTTAAACTGGAAACTACTCTTCCGGGGTAGTTGTTAGCTGATTGGTATTTTGTACCTTTAACTACATATTTTGCATATTCAACACCATTAGATACAATTCCTTCCAGTTCACCGAATGATGAACCATGACCTCTCATTAATGTTCCTGTTCTCACAGGGCTTTCTTTTTTACATCGTGATTCTGCTTCCAATGTTGTTTTTCGTATTGCTGTGTTTAATGCTGTTTTATATGTTGTGGAGTTGGTTTTTTTATAAAATGAGTCTCTGAAATCTACATTAATCGTAATCATAGTCTTCTAAAGGTAATGGTTTTCTGTGTTTTTCAAGTATTATTTTTTTATGTTTTAGGAAATGATTATTATATACTGGCGTTCCTTTTATTTTAAATGTATCCGGTCTACCAACTATTCTTATAATCATCGTATCAGTTATATGAACATCATTATCTAAGTATACTTTATATGTGTCCTGTAAGATTTTACCGAATTCTTTAAGATTGTCTTGTGGACTTAACGGTTGAAAATCACATGGTACAATATCTACTAGATTATAATATTCATCGTATTCACCATAAATATTCATTAATGCTCTTTCTTCAGCATATTCCCATAATTCCACTTCACAATTTGGAAAAAACAATACCATAACACTATTATATTAATCTTACCCTAGCTGTTTTTGTATATCTTTGTTTTAATTCTTCTATACGAGTATAAATACGGTTTCCTAAACTGGAGTTAGTATCATAATTTACAGATACGTCTCCTTCACGTATGCTGGAAACTACACCATCACCAGGACTACTATTCCTATTTTTTAAATCATAAGTAATCATATCAACAAGTAATGGTTCAATTACATTAACAATATCATCATGTGATAAGCCAGTAACATAATTAACCATTAATAAGCCATGTAATCTTTTTTCAAAGTATACTATACCTATATTGTCGTCTAGGATATAGCATGAATCGTTTAACTCTTCATTATCTAGTGTTACTGATTCTATGGATTGTACTGGATATTTGGTTAATATTATGCGGTCGTCTTTGAATCGGTATATTGTTTCTGATTGGTCGGTTTCTTGTATGTTGAATCCAAGTAAACCGGCTAGTTCTGATAATTTGTATTGTATTATTATTTCCAATTCATCATCATTGTAAGGTATTGTTATGCCTTTTAATTTTAGTATTGTTTTCAGTTTACTTGTTGATATATTCATTATTTAGTTTTTATTTTGATTTATCTTTTTTATAATTCGCCGGTTTCTTCTTCAGCTATGTTTTGAGTTGAACCAGTAGGTTCTAAATTTTCTTCTAATTCTTCGACTCTAGCTATTAAGTCTTGAAGTTCTGTTGAACTTTCGAGTACGGCTATTCTTGATTTTAAGCTGTCAATTTCTTCCTCGTAATTTGTGGTTGATACTTCATCTGGTGAGAGGTTATTAACAGCATTCATTACATATTCAAATCTTTCTTTTTTACTTGCTTTTTGTCTAGCAGTTAAGTTGTTCCAAAATCCCATTATTACTTTAAATAAATTTTATATGTTTTCTTTTTGATATTCGTTTAATATTCTTTTTTATCAACAATAAAAAAAAGAATAAATAAAATAAATAAAATTATAATTATTTATTCTTTACTGTTCATAGTGAATGGAATAGCAAGAGTATCTTGATCCCATAAAACTTGAACGTCACCTTTACAGAGTAAAGCGACTTTATAACCTAACACATCAATATCCCATTGGTTACGGATATCGAAGTCTCTCATCATACCGAATACAATGTTTTCAGGTTTACCAATAATACCATATTTCATATTGGACATGTTAGAACCATTGCCTTTGTATTCACCATCAGAGTTAAATTTCATGGTGTCATAACCATTTCTGGTATTACGTAAGATGTTATCGGATACGATTTCAATACCTAAGATTTTGGTCATGTTACCGTCTTGGAATACAGCATCACCAAGGTGGGTTTCACGGTCTTGTGCAATTTCAATCATTAATCTTGCATGTATTTGTGGTGGTAATACACAGGTTGCTTTGTCGATATCTCCATCTTGTTCAATGTATCTTTCAATAGCGTTGAAAATACCTTCACCGACATTGTCTTTGTAGACTAATTTTGCGAAACCATATTCATCTTTACTGGTGTCGGATGCGATGGTTTTTAATTGGGATAAAATACCATTACCCATTTGATATGCGGTACCTTCACCGGTTACATGTGAAACTGTGGAGTCTGCGAATAATCCGAATCTTTCGAAAGCAGGTCCCATTTCATCAGCTAATAAGTTCATGTAAGTGGTTAAGAAGTCTTCTCCTTCAATGTTTTCTTCAAGGAAGTTGTCGGAGATGATTCTTTTAGCTTGCATTGGTTTAGCTATTAATTGTTTACGTGCTTTGTTTGGTGCAACATCCTGTGCGGTTAAGTAGGTGGAGTTTCCACTGGAGTCTCTTTGACTGTCTAATTCCACCTCTGCGGTTAACATGTCTAAGTCATGTTGTAATGCAGTCATTGGAATAACAGCTGATTGATTTAATAATACTGGTTCTTCAACCATTCTGGTGAAGAAATCATCGTAAGTTGGTTCTGCCCATCCAGGGTTTAAAATACCATTTGCATCAAATGGTGCGTCTGCGAATTTGAAACTAAAGTCTTCTCTGTTTTTAATTTTACTTTTTATATCCATAACGTAATCACTTTTTTTCTTTTGGGTTGTGAAATTTTATTATTTTTTTAATTCTAGAAATTTTTAATCTTTAATTTGAAAATAAAATATTTAAAATAATATTTTTTATAAGTATTTTTTATTTCTACCTAATCTGTCTCTTGTTGGACTGTTCAAGAATGTTTTAGGTTTCTCTGATTTTTTAGTAGATTTTTTATAAACGTTTAATTTAGATTTTTTCTCTGATGGTTTAGCTTCTCTTTTTTCAGTTAATTTTTTGAATACACGAGAAACAATTAACTCAATAGATTTTTCATCTAAAACTGGTTCTTCTTCTACCGGTTCATCTTCCTCTTCTTCGGTAGTTTCATCATCTTCAGCGTCTTTTTCTACTACTTCATCTTCAGGTTCTTCTACTGGTTCTTCTTCAGTGGTAGTTTCCTCTTCTTCTTCGATGATTTCTTCTTCAGGTACTTCTTTTTCAATATCGATTTCTATTGGTTCGTCGAAGATTTCATCTTCTGCAGGTACTTCCTCTTCAGCATCTTTTTCTTCAATGTCTTCGGAGTCTTCTGCTTTTTCTTCAGTGTTTTCTTCATCCACTTCTGAAGTTTCAATTTCTTCCTCGTCCACTTCTGCTTCTACAAACTCTTCCTCAGCAATTTCCTCTTCTTCTGCTGGGAATAATTCATCAAGATAATTAACAACGATTTCTTGTACTTTAGGTGTTACTTCCTCAGCAACAATTTCGGTTACAATTGGTTGTAACTCATTACGGAACTCGTCGATGATTACTTGTTCTTTGTTTGCAAAGGCTTCATTAACGAGGTTAATAACCATTTGCTCTAATTCTTGTTTAGAGTTATCTTCGTATTCTTTTTTCATAATATTTTTACTATTTTTTATTATGTAATGACAAGCTCCAGTTAAGCATTTACTTTTAACAATGCCCTTGGCTTCGACCGTACCAAATGTATCCCAATTGGCTGGGAGCAATGTCAAACTAATCTCAAGTAACACAAAATCATCAATGATTTGTGGGTTAAGATTATTCACTACAGGTATTCCACCAATACTGAAACCAAAGTTCATTCCTAGGTTTAATCTTTCAAGTATTCCTGGTGCATATTCTGATAGTATTATTGCGGTGATGAATACTTGGTTGGCTTCTATATGTGATTCTGTTATTACACCTATTCCACCATCATAGCTATGGTCGTGGTCTAGGTGTAGGTTTAATCCTACTGCTTGTCTTTGTAGACTAGCTAGTGCTTGTGGTGATACTATATCACCGTCCAAGTCTTTATTAGTGGTTGAGAATACTCCTGTAATGGTTAATGTACCATCATCATTTAATGCATATTTTTTTTGTGATGGTGGTGCATAAATTTTAAATTGTTTAAAGTCTGTTGTCATAACAATTTATTAAAATTCTATTTTTTTTTACAAGGGTTTCTTTTCTTATATTTTTATGTTTTTTTTAGTTTAGTTCTCCTGTACACTTTAAAGTACATTTAGTTTTTTTTATAAAAAATTTTTTATAAAAATCATTTAAATAAATTCAATTTATTAGAGAACATTAATGATAGTTTAATTATGTTTTGTGTATACTGACTATACTATCCAAACTAATAACTTTAAATGGATCACCTTTATCATCTAAAAATATTATATGGTAATCTTTAACGGTGAATCGTAAATCTTTATCAGCTAGGAATCTTTGACCGGAACCATACTCAATCAAATAATCATACTTATGATAATAATAGTGTTGTATTATGTATTCTTTGCAGTCTGCATCTTCCCAGTATTCCTTATCTAGCTGTGATAATAGTTCTTTGCAGTCTAAACGGAAAGGTTCACTAAAGTCTTCCTGGTCTGATGCATATAAACCATCAATACTTATGAGGTAGTGTTCTATTTTTTTAAGTAAGTCAGTATAAGCCATAACAATAAATATTTTATTTTATTTTATTTTATTTTTTTTAGAATTCAACAGGTTCTGGATTATCCAAAGTCAAATTAACAACATCAGGGTCAGACACGGGAGTCAAAGGCACACTACTGGCAACAGGACCATAACTGCAACGGCAATTACCATTCCATGAAACTTTACCATCACGTTTAACCCATAAAGTATGAAACTCAGGTAACTCCACACAATACACCATACCAGTATAATCTATCTTCTCCACATAACAATCCTTGAAATAAACAAACTCCTTATCATCTAAACCATTATCATAACTTATAAGGAATTTACTCTCATCATTCAACTCCCAAGGCTTGCAAAAACAAGGCTCATCACCTTGATAAACAAAACAATTATGGTCTGGTGTAATGCACATATCAATATCATCATTATAGATATGATACATGAATCTGAAAATATTATAATGCCCAATCAACTGAACATATTGTAGGAAATCCACTGTATCATTCGCAGGGTTTAAAGATAATATAAGGTCATCAGTATCTAAGTCCTGGAAATGTTTCCATCCATAATTTGTAGCTATTAATGTATCAGGCATGTAACAATTCGGATGTACTGGTAATAATGATTGGGCCTCACTTAAAGTGTAAGGGTTATGTTCTTCTAAATCTGCACAATCATCACATACATTACTATCACCTGCAGTTATTATTTCAGCTTCACCTACACCAAAATTTTCATAAGCCTGTAAAGTACCTGTGTTAACTGCACGAGCATGTTCTGTACGGGCAATCATTTCAGCTCTTCTGCGTGGTGAAACATTACCTATAGGTGTTAATGGTAATTCTAATAATTGTTGTGTGGTTTTTTGTGTTGACTGACCTGTAGCTACAGCATTGAATATTGTTTCACGTATACCATAACATAGTTCAGTGTTTAAATTTCTTACTAGGTCGAATTCATAATCTGTTAGGAAGTATAATGCTTGACTATCTGCAGGGGTTAATCCCATTTGTCTTCTTAATTGTTTATATCCTAGCATTGCTCCGACTTGGTAGAATTCTTTCATGAAGTCTTCACAGGATTCAACATTGGATTCTATTATTAGGTCTAGTTCTTCTTTGAATTCGCTGCTTTGGAATAATTCTTTTAATTCATCACTGTGTCGGAATTCTGGTCCGAAAAATGAATTATCTGATTTTTCTATTATTTTGCTTTTATGTTTAGTAGCTATTTTTCTTAGTGAATTATATTCGTTGGTTTTAAGGAATGTGGTACTGGCTTTTATTAGATTGTCTAATCCGTTTATTAGGCTGTTGTAGTATCTTTTTTCTCTTTTTGATAATTTTTTGGTTACGGGTAGTATTAGGCCTTCATTATCAAAATACGGGTTACCAGTTGTATTCATCATTACTCCATTCACTTAATAAACCTGATTGCAACACATTATTTTTAAATCGTTTAAACACACTAATATTATCACTATCAACTAATTCTTCTGAATCTAATTCACTATTTAATGTGTTAGGTACATCTCCCCATGGTACAGGGTCTAATCCATAACCTGACCTTACTTCATTAACTGTTACCACACCTGAGTTTAATTTATTCATTTCGATTTGAGTACGTTTTAATTTATCCTCAATATCCATTTCGTTAAATTGGAATAATTCCTGAAAACCATTGTGGCCTAATTTTTTGTTGAATGCTCCTTCAATTAATTTTGCTTTAGCATTCATCATGTCCTTGAAGTCTTTGTCTTGTGACTCACCACTACCTGTTCCAAGGTTTGCAGTTTCACGTATTCCTGCTTTTCCTGGTTGAACACCATAAGCAGTTAATATCATGTCACGGCACATATCCATTAAGGATAAGAAATCCATGTCCTGATTATTATATCCTCCAGTTTGGAATGTTGCTCCTTTAACAGCTAATGTTCCACCTTTACGGCGTTCATCTGTTAATGCTGCTAACCTAGCTAATTCGTTTTCAAAACTTTCATCGGTAACATTAGTATCAAAACTTAAAATAGCTTTAGGGTCTATACCATCGTTTTCTAATATTTTACGATTATGCTCCAAACCCAGAAACATCATTAATAATGGTAATCGTATTTTTTCTAATTTACTAACACCATACTTAATATCACGTAAATTAGTTCCAGGTTCATAGATATGGATTAATTCATCAGGTTCATATCGAATACTTGGTTTACTACGGAATCCCCATTGTTCAGTGTCATCAAACCATCTTAATAATTGTGGTGGTATATATTGGAATCCATTAATAACATTATAAGGATCATTATTATAATCAAAGTTCTCATAATTAACTTCAATAAAAGCATCACCAGTCAACTCATAACTAGTAATGTATTGCTTATGAAACATTGCATAGGTTATTTCACTGTTCCATCCTTCAGGGTTATTGAATAAATTAGTTAAGTAATGTGTTCTTTCAAAATTAACACTCATATCATCAGGATTATTTATACTAAAACCATTAATCAGTAATGTATCACTGATTACTTGTATACTACGATAAACATAAACATTATTCTCCGCATGATGATATAAATTGTAGTCACCTACTGAACGATTAGCAGATTGGAATATCCATCCATAACTGCTTATGAAATTATAATAGTTACTGTTTAATTGTGGATTAGATACTGCAGGATAATAATTTCTTAATCGATTATTTATTCCTCCTTTAAGTCTTTTGAATATACTATTATTTTCTTGTACCATGATTTAAAAAAATTATATCTCTCTATTATATGAATACAACACCTAATTTAGCTGTTTTCTCTTCTTTTTCTGTTTTTCTGAATAAATAATTAAATGCATGAGCAGATGCATCTACAATATCATCTCTTTCGGAATTAGGAAATCCCATCCACTCGTTAAGTAAAGCTTCTCTTTTATTATCGTTCTCAATATCTATATATACTAATCCATCTTCAACAGCATTAGCTAGTGGAGTTGCACGATCAGCTTTAGTGTTGGCTGCTTTTCCTGAAACTTTAGCTTGCTCAACAATATAACCAGGTAATTGTTCTTCGTATTCCTGGTATAATAAATTTCCTGCTGCTGCAACACCCGTTTCAATAACAATATGACACTTCGGTGAATCCATTGCAGCTTGCTCTTGAATAGTTTTTTTGGTTCTTGAACCATATTGACCGTGTTTCAAATCTCTTATAACTGCATACTTGTCAAAACGATACATTTTAACACCAGCAGTATAATCGTTTTTACCGGGGTCACTGGAAGCAATATCCCATGCACGAACAACACTTGATTCCGCTTCATCGAATTTAGGTGGTGTTCCGAAATTCAAATGTGATACATTGAAGAAATCTGAGGTTAAATCTAACGGTTGTTGTTGATACAAAGCTTGGAATAATCTCTCACCCATAGCTTCTCTTTGCTTCTCAAAATATTCTACAGTATATCTTTCAGGCCATATACAAGTACCATCATCATTAATAGCTGGGAAAGATAGGAAGTGATATTCTCTTTCTTCAGGTGGTTTTTTCTCATCTTCTTTTTGAAGATATGATTGTAAATCTAATAAATGCCACTTTGTGTGAAGTATTAATAATCGTGTATGTGGTTCTAAACGTTGTAATATTAATGTATTGAACCAATCAATCTTTTTTCGAAGTAATGTCGGCGTTATATCTGTTCCGGTGTACGGGTCGTCGATTATGACGTAATCAGCGTCCTGTCCCGTGATTGAACCACCAGCACCAACTAAACGAATACTTCCTGAATGTAATTTACCTGTATTATCAGTGAACATTAGGTAAGTACTTGAATGTTTAATGTCTGATAGTTTTACATTAAACAGTTCCCCATACTTGTTGAATAGTTCTCTTAATTGTATACCGAATCTTTCACTTAGGTTTCCACTATTAGTTACAATTAAGATGTTCAGTTTTGGGTTTCTAGCTATTAACCAGAATGGATATGATAATGTAATTAAACTTGATTTACTTGTTCTTGGTGGTTGTGCAACACATAATCTTTGGTAATCTCCCCGGTACATTTTCATTAGTTCCTGGGATATTACTTGAATATGTTTTGCAGGAAGATTTTCTTTAAATGATGATGCTACAAAGTATCTGTAAAATTTATATAAATCGTTTACTATTAGTTTTAGGTCTTCGTAGTTAGTCATCCATCCCCATTAAAAAGAAAATATATATTATTATTATTTTTTGTCTTCAGTTTCTTCGTCGATTATTTCATTTAATAATTCATCATCAAACAAAGAATTAATTTCAATATTAGTATTAGTTGTTTTCTGTATCTCCGTTGGCTGTTCCTGTAATATTAGACAATTTTTAGTTACTAGGTCCAGGTCTTTTATGGATTCTATTTCTGCTGGGAAGTCTTGTTTAACGAACATGTCAAGCAGCTTATGATATATGTTTAAGTATTTTAATCTGTTTTCTGCGAAATCTTTTGTTGATTTGCGTTCCATTTCACGAGCTATTTCTGCTTGTTTTCTGAGTGTTTTTTCTTCCCAGTTGTATTTTTTATACCAACGGAACATTGTCCGGTCTGTTATTCCGGATTCTTCAGCTGCTTGTTTTATGCTTTGTGTGTGGTTGCATCCGTTTTCTAAGTGTGTGAAATATCTGTAGAATGCATCCCTATGCTTTGGTAGTTCTCGTGCCATAATAATATGAAAATGAATTTTATTATATATATACATTTTATAGTAATCGGAAAGATGGGACTCGAACCCACGAGACGCCAGGTCTACAGCCCGGTGCAATAGCCACTATGCTACTTTCCGAAAACAATAATCATTTATAATAAAATTATAATATGCTCCGTATTTTTCACGCTATTATTTACGTCTTCATTATATACTCTGACAAAATAGAACAAAACATAACATGATATATTACTATATAAACTTAACTATACTGAACACCTAGTTACACACACAAACTGACTCTTCTCTCCAATCAAAGAAAGATAACAACAATCTATCACAATCACTAATACTATTACGTGCTAACTTCCTGCCACGAAACCTACCATACACTGATGAGAACAACCATGACGCACTATCCACACTATCAAAAGGTATACTGTCAAGAATATTCATACGAGTACCACCTAAACCATGAATACGACAATTATTCTCATGAGCAACATCAACAAAAATCTTCAAATCACTAGTAGGAATCCCTTCAATCGGTAAACAGGAAATTGACACATAATTATACTCTTCACACATTTTCTCAAAATTATTAAAACCCCTGTTCTTATGCCAAACAGGAATAATCTTATCTGTAGAATCTTCAAGAATACTTCTTAATTTCTTAACACGATTATAGCCAATACGATTATCAATATCCATTTCAAAATAACCCACAACATTGTCTTTGTCAGTGGCTCTTATGAAACTAGCATATTCTTCAGTGTATTGTTTAAAATCCATATTTTTAGCTGTGTGAAATGTATGTGCTCCACTATCAATTAATATACTTTGGAAACGATTGTTTAGTTTAATATACCTTTCTAGTACTGACTTATTCCTAGTATAATAATAACTGAATAAATGATTATACACCGGCATTTCTGGATGTGATTCAATATAATCTAATATACAGTTACTTTCAGAAGCAGCTAGAAAAATCTTCATGAATCACTCATCCTGCAATTATAACCTTCTTCAACTAGCTTGTCGAATTCAGTTACCATTTCTTCTTCAGAATCAAAAAGTAGTGTTATTTTATAATATTTTGGTTTATTCTCTTCACTGGTATCTTCTTTATCTTTAGTAGTATCAGTTACTGTTTCATCGGTTACATATTCATCAGAAACACTACCAGTGTCTTCTTTTTTGTTTTTTGATTTTTCATCATCATATTCTACTTTATCCAGTAGTTTATCAAATTCTAGTGTTTCATCAAAACTATCAAAACCAGTTAGTGTAACATCAAATCCTTCGGAGAATTCACTCAGTAGGTTGTCTAATGCATCGAAATCCCATTGTCCACTGATTTTGTTTAGTGCAATGTTTAATGCTTTTTCGTGTTCGTCTGATTTAATGTTTAGTTTGGTTTCAGTAAATACCCATCCTATGTCTCCCAGGCGAATCAGTTCCAGGTCTCCGAATAGTCTTCCTTCATCGTATTCTTCTTTTAAAACATCATATCTTTGGTGTCCACCTATGATGTGCATGTTTTTTAAGTTGATGATTATTGGATCTACTAGTCCGAATTCACTAATACTTTTACTTAGTTTTTTATATTCTTTTTTAGATATTTTACGCGGGTTATATTCCGCTGGTTTAATATCTTCTATTTTTATTTTTTCAGATTTCATAACTTAATAATATTATATTTTCAAAAAAAAAGAATCACTGCTATAAGAAGTTTTATCCTATTGCTTTTTTGTGCTTCTTTTTTACTTACTATGACAAAATAAGAAAAAACACTATAAAATTTAAATGCATTGTAATATTAAATACACCAATACCACAGCTATTAAACCACATAACAAATAACCTGTTATTTTAAGTTTTAAAGAATCTCCATTAGCTATTATTATGTATACTGTTAGTATTATACTTGTAATCATCATCAAATATCTTATCATCCTTTATTCCTCTTATATTCTAAATCCCTTATTATTCCATTAACCTATTTTAAAGACTTTTTTTCCTTGTTGGAGAAAAAAGCAAGTATATTATGATAATTACTGGAAAAATATAATAGGAAAATAAGGAAAAAAATACTATGGTTAAAAATAAATACATTAAAAACAATTTTATGAGACTGACATACGAAAAAAAGAAAATACTACTGATAACAGTATTCTGCGTAGCCGGAGTTCTAAGCGACCTACTAGCCACAAAAGTCTGTAATTGGGGTTATTTTAGCATAGAAGCTGGATGCTTGCTCTTTCCCATCACATATTTAATCGGGGACGTACTTGTCGATCAGTTCGGATATAGTACAATGATTAATACTGCAAAATTAGGTATGCTTTCAAAAATTTTGATGGTGCTTGTTGGAACTGCCGCAATACTACTGCCTTATGACCCAGTAACTTTCGGTGTTAACCAAAGTCATTTAATGTACGTTTTCGGATTTGTTCCAAGAATCGTAATAGCTAGCCTATGTGGTTATTTTGTTGGACAATGGGCTAATGCTAAATTAATGGTTTTAATTAAAGAATGGACCAACGGCAAATACTTATTCCTACGGACAATTGGTTCAACAATTGGTGGGGAATTTGTTGATACAATACTATTTATTGGTATTGCATTTGTTGGTACGATGCCTCCATTATATTTAATTGGTTTTATATTTACTCAGTATGTTCTTAAGGTTGGTATTGAAACAGTATTACAACCAGTAACTTATAAAGCTATTGAATGGGCTAAAGAGGATTAAAATTTATTAAAATTTTTCAATCCTTTTTTTATTTTTTTTATTTTATTACATTAATGTCAATTATTTTTTGGAATTCATTATCGAAACTGACTAAATCAGTAATGTTAAATTCTTTCATTGTTAGTATTATACTAGAGTCTGTGAAACTTAATTTTATTTTGTTGGATTGTTTTCCAATATACTTTTTGAAAATATAGAAATTTTTAGAAGTATAATTAACAATTGAATATTCATCTAATATTTCAAAATTATCTATTAAACCATAATATATTTCTTCAGCTGCATTAATATTCATCTTTCTACCAGCTAGTGTTAAAACTTCATTTAATACATTATTGTTAATATAACATTTTTGTGAGAATATATTTTCTTTTCCTTCTAGTTTTAAAGCTTTTTCGTTTTGTTCGTCATTTGAGTTGACATATGCTATTATGAATGATGTATCCAGGAATATTTTTTTCATTCGTATAAACTCCTCTTTAGTTCTACAGAATTTGTTTTTTCATCAGTGCTGAATGCACCTGCTAAATCTTTTATGTTTCTTTTTTTTCTGAAGTTTATTTCTGGTTTGCCATTATCATTAATATACCATTCAACTACTGTGTCATGATCTATATTATAATTTTTTCTTATTTCTTTTGGTATTGTGGTTTGATAATTACTTTGTACTTTACTTGTAGCTAGTATGAGCATATATTTTACACCTCTTTTAATATCTATGATATTATATGTTCCTATTATAATATAAATTTATCGGAATATAAAAAAATTAGAAAAAAAATTTAAATAGCTGCTAATAATCTTTCAGCAGCTAAATCATCATTGTAAGGTATGAGTTCATCAAGTTCAGCTATTAAATCAATATTATTTAAAATTAATTCTACATTAACATTACATTCTTTTGCTAGTAATGTTAATTCTTTGATTAATTCTTTTTTCATTTGTTCTTTTTCATTAGCTGTTAATTCAACACCAATTATTTCTTCTGTTTGTGCACATTTGTTTTCAATAAATTCGTTAATCATTTTTTTCTCACCTTTAATTTTTTTTCTTTTGGGCTTCCTGCCTTATTATATCTTCCACATCATATATAAATGTGTTCTTTATTCTTTATTTTAGTTTTTGGGAGAAAATAAATGGTTAAAATGTAAAAATAGGAATTATTGTTAAATTATTATTATAAAAAAATAGGATTAATATTTATTAAAATTATAAAAAAAATATAAAAAAAAGAGAATAATATTTTATACTATGAAATGCAATATTATCGAAACAATTATACTAATAATGGGAACAGAAACAATAACAGTGTTCCTGAAACTATTTAAGCTACTTTGAATAGCTGTTAAATCATTCTGTAGATTATCAATTTTTCTTTCAGCTTCTTCCAACTTCGAATTATTATCTGCTCTTTGTTTTTGTCCTTCCTCTAGTAATACTGTTACACGTGTTACTTTCTCCAACAGTTCTGTTTGCTGTTTTCTGTCACGTAACAATTCCTTATTGATTTCATGAATATCTTCTTTCTTACCATCAACACGAGCTTGCAGTTCAGCTATATCTCTTTCGATACTTGTTAAACGGGACTCGTGCATACAGACATATTCTGGTGTATTAGGCATTCCCTTCTTTTTTATTCTATAACTTCTTCATCCGCCGAGGTGGATGCTTTGTTATTGTCAAACATTTTTAAAGTGTTTGGGTATTTCGCATCAATTATACCAATAGCTAAACATACTACGAATACTATTGTGGTGTATAAAAGATCGGCTTGAACGTACGTTGTTAGTGTAGGAAATATGGTAATCAATAATAATTTTATTACTGTTGATAGATTTCCTATTAAATTATTGTAATCTGACATGATCATTAAAAAAAATTATTAATAGTTAAATTAAAGGTGTTGGTTGGGTTTAGAGATATTTATTAGAAAAAAATCATTAAGATTAAAAATATAAAAAGTGTGGATTTTTGGCTGGTACGATTTTCCCACAATAAAATAATATAAACAAAAGAGAACTTTTTAAATTTGCACAGGAGGGATTTCTTTTTAATTATAATATTATTTTTTTTTTGGAGGTGAACAAGATGATAATCAAATCAATTTTTTTTATTTTGTAATATTTCCAATAAGACAAGGACAGAAAATCCCAATCATCCTCTATTATTCTTATTATTTTATAAATCTAATTTTATCCACATTTTATATTATTAATAAAATTATTTGTAGTCCTAATCATTTTATTTCCAATTTATTTAATTATTAACACACCATTTTTTAAACACAGTAAAAAAAAATTATGACTACAATTGTACTTTATTATTTTTTTTCTACAATATCTCTACAAAAAAAAGAATTGGTTTCTTTTTTTCCTTTTTTTTCACCGTAAAGTCCATATATCACTAAAAAGTCTATATGTTTTTTTTTGAAGAATAACCTAAAACTATATAATAAAAAATATTATTTTTTTTAGTATTCTTCATTAGTTACTCTGACAAAATAGAAAACCTGGATACACTCTAAATATATTATTTATATTAAAAAAAGAATTCGTGGATATACTGTAAATATATCATCGAAGGAGTTAATGAATAGTATAAATGGAGAAAAGAATATTTTAATTCTTTTAATTTATATTTTAACATGCTTTTATCTTTTTTTTGTCCTGTTTTTTTTATCCCATTATAAAATTATTGTTAAACCAAGATGAAAAAAAATCATATTTTAAAAAATACACAAACCAAGAAAATACAACAGTTTTTTTTAACTTCACACCATTAAATTTTTATATGAAACAGATGAACCGAAACGTTCCACCCTTTTTTTAATATATTCCCCAAATTTTTTTTTAGTGTAAATTAACTCTATAAAAAAGGGAAAACTTTAAAGAATTAAAAGCATTTGTGTTAATTTCCGTTAGTTATAAATATTTTATATTAAAAGATTTTATTTTTTTTTCTTTTCTCCAGTTATACCATCCATGATTATTTTGGCCTCTAAAAAAAGTTATTAAAAATGTATTTATTGTTTACTCCACCCATGGCTAGATTTGGAAGAGTAAACATGCAAATACATTTAAATTGTGTTTCCCTTTATTTTTTTTTGTTTTTGGAAAAATCTATTGACTTAATATCAAATATAGGTGATACCATTGCTTAATAGTAGACGAAAATCTATATTAAAACTTTGACTAATGTTTTACTTATTTTCTTTTACGAAAAAAACCTTTTCCTATATTTTTTTATGTCTCTCTTTTTTTAGAGGTTATCTCTCAGAAAAATTTTTTTTCTTTTTACATCGATTTTATACTAGCATCAGAAAAAAAGATATATATTTTTTCTCTTCTGCCATTTATTATATTTGTATATACCAGTATAAGATAACATTTACTACAAGACTTAAAAAAAAATAAAAAAATAATATATTATCCTAAACATTGATAAAAACTGAAACAACCATCAATATACTTAAATCCACAAGGATAATCCCCATCATATTCTCTAGCTAGTTCTTTTAACTGTTTTAATGTTGGATTTAATGGAACATCTAAACCTAAACTATACATAATATCGATTAGTGTTCCTTTGTTATATTTATTGAATGCAATTACATCTGCTCTGAAGTTTCCTGTAAAACCATTTATTTTAATTGTACTTAATACCATAAATTTACATCCCCCAATAAATAAAAATTTATTAAATTATATTCTGGTAAGGGATTTTCCATATTGAATGAATACTTAAGAAAAATAGCTAATATTGACGATTCTAAATTAAATGAGATAAAGAAAGAATATTCTATTAAATGGTTA